AGAGCAGACTCATTCTCAATCTTCTGTCAAAGACTAATACTAGAAGTACCTTGGTTATCACAACTAAAACCTAAAAACGATGACCAAAGATGGTCACGTATATCATTTGATGTGGGGCCAGCAGCACCGCACCAAGCACCCTCAGTTAAGTCTGTGGGTATTACAGGACAGCTTACAGGATCGAGAGCTGACCTTATGGTACTAGATGATGTCGAAGTACCTAATAACAGTATGACGGAGCTACAACGTGAAAAACTCTTACAACTTGTTACTGAATGTGAGTCTATTCTTACTCCTAAACGTGACTCTCGTATTATGTTTCTTGGAACTCCTCAAACGACATTCACTGTCTATAATAAACTAAGGGAACGTAGCTATAGACCTTTTGTATGGCCAGCTAGATACCCTCGCAAGGTAGCTATGTATGATGGTTTGCTTGCACCACAGCTGGCAGAGGACTTAGAGAACAAAGACCTAGCTTGGCAGCCTACAGATACAAGGTTTAAAGAAGAAGATCTACTAGATAGAGAAGCATCTATGGGGCGTAGCAACTTTATGTTGCAGTTTATGCTAGACACTACACTGTCTGATGCAGAAAAGTTTCCATTAAAGTTTGCAGACCTTATAGTTACACCCGTAAATCCTACACATGCACCCGAAAATATTATTTGGTGTTCTAGTCCAGACAACATAGTTAAAGACTTACCTTGTGCAGGACTTCCAGGGGACTACTGGTATAGCCCTATGCAGGTACAAGGGGAGTGGATGCCCTATGCAGAGACTATATGCAGCGTAGACCCCTCTGGAAGGGGCTCAGACGAGACTGTAGCATGCTTTTTATCACAGTTAAATGGTTTTATATACCTACACGAGGTTTACGCCTCTAGAGACGGTTACAGTGACCGTACATTACTAGACATATTAAGGAGATGTAGAAAATATGATGCGAGTACGCTGCTCATTGAGAGCAACTTTGGCGATGGTATTGTATCAGAGCTATTTAGAAAACACTGTCAAACGACAAAAACAAACATTAACATAGAGGAGACTAGAGCAAATGTCCGCAAAGAACACCGTATTATTGATAGCCTTGAGCCTGTCTTTAACCAGCATAGGCTTGTTGTTGATCCTACCGTCATTACGTGGGATTATAAAAGTAATGCAGATGAGGCAACTGAAAATAGATTCCAATATATGCTCGCTTACCAAATCAGTAGGATGTGCAGGGAAAGAGGGGCTGTCAGACATGATGACAGGATCGACTCCCTCGCACAAGGCGTTAAATGGTTTACAGATGCCCTCGCCATCTCCGCTCAACAACAGATAAAAAACAGACGACATGAGGAGTGGTTAGACCACCTAGAGGCGTGGATGGATGACCCTCAAGCAGAAGCTAACCATATGGTATTAGGTATGGATTTAGACCAGCGTAGAGAGGCTAGAGGGCTTGCTAGAGACCCTGATATGACTTGGATGTGACCAACCCCTCCATAATACACGGGGAAGTGGTGCTCCTCGTGGGTGGAAACAGCGGTCAAGAGGGAGACAGGAATAAAACCCTGCCCCTCTTCTATCACGAGGAACCCGCTCGTGCCACTATTTAACATACTCCTACTACACACTATACTACCTATATGCAGTAACATACTGTATGTACGGGTGTCTTAAGGGGGTGTCTTAAATTTTGACATAATTTTTCGTGGGGTATATATACGTGCCCTATCCTGGCAGACCCCCGAAGGGCGGTTGTCAGGGTTTCAAAACAATAAGTAAAAATACTCTTGACATTAAAAAACTTTTTTGGTAGCAGCCAATGTCAGCATTTACTGACAACTAGGTATTTATACTCTTGACAAAACTGCCTCTCGGTGGTTTATTGCTTGGCTTTTATTGATAGGTAAAAATGCTTACTACCTTCCAAGGGAAGAGGGTTCGAGCATCTGTTAGTGTTTCCTGACATTGACTGGCACTAAATATAGAGTGCGAGAAAATTGGAATAATCAAGATATTTAGTGACTTTTACAGAAATTGAAATAAATCCACAATTAATAGAAATTTTTAGTAATGGGATTTTTAGTGATTAATACTTAGTACAAGTTGATACAAATAAAAAGCTAGTTGAAATTCAAACATTGTCTAAGCTGGCTTAATTAAAACAAGTACTCTATATATAAAAATAAAAAAACATATTTCCTGGCCGAGATCCCTTGGTATACCTGGCTTTTCAGCGATTTGCAGCCATAAACAGTAAAAAGATAGGTATAAATACTTATGGTTAGATGGTTGACGTTTTAAAAAGATATGGTTAATGTAAGTACATCGAATGAATCACAAATTAATTCAAGCGATCAATTAAGCCACACTAAATAAAGGCAAATTAAATTTGATACTTGACAAACAAAAATGATTCGTTAGATTAAGTTCAACACATTCAAGGAGGTTTATTTACTACTCATGACATACGCTCAGTTGAGCGTTAATGCAAGAGAGATAGTCGCCAAGTTCACACTAGCTACATCCCAAGAGGTTCAGCTCGGCTGTGACTGGTACAGGTCAGCTCTCAACATCGCAGGTCGTATCGCTGATAGATACCATCTACCTATCGAGACTGTCGCAGGTGTCATCGCTGCATTATCGCCAAACAATCGCTGGGAGCGTAACATCATTGACGCTGAAGCCATGATCAAATGTTGGTCGGCTGGCGGTACAGATGAGGACATCCTGGCCGTGAAGGTTTGTACCTACACGAAAATGCAAGAGAAAGCTCTCAAGATTTTACGAATCCTACCTCGGTATGATGATATACTTGAGATACTCAATGGCCCTAAGATCATCGAGTTCTTCAACTGCATTACTAATCCACTACTCAACGATGTGTGCATTGACGGTCATGCCTACTCCGTATGGTTCGGTCAACGTCTCACAATGAAAGAAGTACCTAACATTGGTAAGAAGCTACGCCAACAAATCAAGACTGATTATGTCGATGCGTGTACATTTATCAATGATGAGCTTAACGAATCCTTTACACCCGCTGACATTCAAGCTATAACGTGGGTGACTCACAAACGTATTCACAATGTGTAAACACAAACTTACGCCCAAAGAGAAAGAGGTACTTGATCGAGCTATGCGATGGTGTCTCCGTTCACGATGGATAACAACACTATCCAAACATCAAGACAAGGCAGCTTTCAACCGTATCCACGAAAAACTTATTACAGGTACTTATGGACTCTAAACAACTCACACTTATGCCCATACTTGACGGAGCTGTATTCGTCAACAAAGAGGTTATCAATGATCCCGTATTACTTTCCGTACTAACTGACATCCATGACAGAAACTACCAATTCCCAACCCAAGAAGTCGAAAGATGGTACTTCGACACAGTCAAAGGCCTCTCACGTACTCCCAGACGATGTAGCTAAGGCCATCGCATACCTAGAATACAGACGCTTACGACACAAACACCCACATTGCTAATCTCAAATCATGAAAGTACTCATAGCCTGTGAATACTCAGGCGTGGTAAGGGATGCTTTCGCCAGGGCTGGTCATGATGCGACCTCCTGCGACTTCCTACCAAGCGACAGCCCAAATGGTAAACACTACCAAGGCAACATGTTCGACCTAATCTACCCACACAATGTCTACGATTGGGACTTGATAATTGCTCATCCACCATGCACACACCTCAGCTTGAGTGGTTCCAAATACTGGGCAGAGAAAGTCAAAGACGGACGGCAACCCGCAGCTATTCGATTCGTTGAACGCATATGGGACTTGCATGAACAGTCAGGTGTCAAGCTATGTATTGAGAATCCCGTTGGTGCATTGTCATCACGCTCAAAACTAGGCAAGGCCACACAATACATCCAGCCGTACCAGTTCGGCCACCCAGACAAGAAGCGTACGGGTCTATGGCTTCGAGGCTTGCCCAAGCTAGAGCCTACCGATGTTATCGACATCACCAAGGTTGACCCCAAGATTGCTAACCGCTTGCACTTGCTGTCACCTTCAGCTGATCGCTGGAAGATACGCAGCCGTACATTCCAAGGCATCGCTGACGCTATGGCTCAACAATGGGGTTGAGTATATTTACTCATGACATTCTCCTCTAGCATTGTTTATAATGCTGGATGAGGGCATCACCCTCCACGTTGTTTACACCATTACATTCATGCAACCAAAAGCAAGAACATCTACATGCGTCAAGTCTATTGATGTATCACCACTCACAGGCACAGCCATCGTTGAGTTTCTAACAGGCACACGCTATGAGTACAACAATGTATCTCGTAAGGCTATTGCTAACCTACTTGCACAACCTAACATGAGCCTAGGATTCTGGGTCAATGCTAACTGCAAGGCCAAAGGTGTTAAGTGTAGAGAAATCACACCTGCATCTTTCTATAAACACAAGCTCGCCAAGGTCAGACTTGTACAAGAGCCACAACTACCCGTCCTTAACTAATGTCTAGCCACACAATGACTGTTACTTTCGACAAGGCTGTATCCTCCTCCATTTTGGAGGCAGGGTACAACTACAACCCCGCATCAAACAACACCATTACCGTTGAGTTTGACCAAGATGGTAGAGACATCTACGACATCCTCGAAGATGCTGGCCTTGGCCACCTATCAGATGAAGTAATCTATACCAATTACTATGCAGAATGTCTCTAAGAAATGCAAAGAGTGTGGAGAAGTCAAACTTCTGGCAGAGTTCCCACTATTTAGCACTACGGGAGCAGGTAGAAAGAATACTTGCAAATGTTGCTCGAACAAACAAGCAACAGTCCGCAGACGATTAAAACGACAGCACCCAATCCCCGATGATGGTGAATGTCCCAGCTGCGGTAGGTACACCACACAATGGGTACTCGATCACGACCACAAGACCGACAGGTTTCGAGGTTACATCTGCAACGCTTGCAACGTAGCATTTGGTAAGTTCGATGATGACCCCTCAACAATGCAACGCTCACTTAACTGGCTTCAATCACATGGCTAATTCCACCCAAACTGACCAATACATCAAAACATTTGATGCAGCTGACGATCCAATCGTCTACGTACTGATACGTACCAGTCCTTACACATTCGATGACATGATTCTAGGTGTCTTTGACAGCAGAGAGTCCGCATTAGTTAGACTCAAGCGTGTCATGGACAGACCAGAAAATGACGAGACTTTCAAGATTGAAACACACAATCTTAGAAACCTCGAACAAGAAAAGGCACTAGACTGATGTTCGATCTTGACAACTTCCGTAAATTGTTAAGCGAGCAACCACCAGAGCATACATGCAAGGACGCTCGCTCACTCTCACAGATCTACCACGACAACCAAAAGCACCAAATGAGAACCAAAGACATCAATGTTGCTGACATCCTGACCTTTGAGGACAGGCAAGCCATAGCTAACATAGTTGACCAGCGTGTAGCTAAAGAATACGGTGACATGTTCCCATTCAACTGGTCAATGAATATCTCAGGACACTTTATTTGCAACTAACATGAGTACACCACACCATGAAGATAGGCTGCTGGACATTTTCCAGGAAGTCAAGGAGGCTTTCCCTTACTACGATGAGGAGAAGCAGATCGAGATTGCCAACAAGCGATTCGAGGATGAGCTTATATGAGGCACGATGAATGGAAAGTTCCCGTGTACTCTCTCATCATAATTACCGTAGTTCTAGGTAGCTCTGCCCTATTATCTGAGGCAACTATGTACAACCGACCAAGCCCTAATCACAAATTGAGACTATTATCATGAGAAAACGTGACCCATTTGACAACAGAATACGAGAGCTTAACAAGTGGCAAGCTACTGACGAGTTAACTCAAGTGACTTTCGATATGGGTCACGAGGCAGCCCTAACTTGGGACTTACCACCCGCCTATGTATGTGTTGTACGTGCTGTCAAACAAGACGGCACGATACAGGAGAAAGCCTACCGCCAAGCCAACGCAGCGAAGCGGTACATGAAAGGCTTACTCATGAATGACGATGATTACATCGTTATGACCAGCAATGCTGTAATGGACACCCAAACTGAAATCCCATGAACCCATGTGACCTATCCGAAGTTCTTGACAGACTCGGTTACTACATCAACGATGATACAGGCGAGGTGATGCTAGAAATAGATCCCTGTGGCCCACCTGTTATCGACAACCTAATGGTAATCCTGGCAGCTCAAGGGCTGTTGGTGACTAAACGCAACCCAGAGTTTGAGCTAGGTTTCTACCTACCAAACTGGCGTACCTTCAACAGTATGGAGGAGTACTGTAAAGTATTTCCATACGAACAACAATGTAAATCCTATGACATCTAATCTAACTCAACGTCAAATTGATCGACTCGATGACTACGAATACTCTCTCTTTCTAGCTTATGGTGACGCATACAAACCTACAAAGACAGTTCCTACTAGAACAGGAAGCGATCAGCTGTGGGAGACAAAGGCTGCACGATTCCATGCAGAAATTAGAAGAGAAATCCTACGCTTCCGCAAGCGTGTACGGGGTATCATCAATCAGAGAGGCTTTACCTCATTTGATGCACACAGTTGAGAATACCTTTCACAAACTAAAGAATGGTCAAGCTGGTAAGTTTTACAGGGAAGTCTCAGAATATGTAGACGAGCTGGAACCACTAGCGATCTCAACAATCATCCTCAAGATCACCTTTGATCGAGTGTTCAGCACACAAAGAGGAGCAAACCTAGTCACACCCACACTTGTAGCTATTGGCTCTGCACTTGAGTCAGAATGTAAATTCAGATGGTACAAACGACACCATCCTGGATTGCTGAAATACATTGCAAACACTTACTTTCACGATGCTTGTGGCACAATGCAGAAGCAAGTTATTGCAAGTAAGAAGTTTGGGGAACGTGACATAAGATGGAAGCCTTGGAGTATCAAAGCCAAGACATCTATTGGAAGATGGGGGCTGTTAACTGTTATGGAGACCACCCAATGGTTTACCATAAACAAGCGTAAGACCCACCGAAAGCGTTACGAATACAGGGTTGTACCAACTCCTGAGTTCAACGACAAACGAGCTGAACTTATCAAGTCAGCTGAGTTGTTCGCTGGCATACCTTGGCCTATGCTAGTAGTACCTGACGAATGGGGTTACAACGAGAACAACGAAATTATCTACGGAGGTTATCTAACCAACCGCATGATGAAGGGTCACGACCTAACAAGAAAGGGCAACCCCTCCATAATACACGGAGAAACACCTATTAACTTTTTAAACAAGTTACAAGGGGTGAAGTACCGTATTAACAGTCACATACTGCAAGTAGCAGTAGAGATGAGGTTGAGAGGTAGAATAATAGGTAAGTTTATACCTATAAGTCCTGCTTTCAAACCACCTCGTCCTCCAAATGCTGATGATGATAGTGATGTCAACCTAGCATGGAGACGTGCTATGGCAGAGGCACACAACGCTGACAGAATCAATTTCAAAAGATCAGTCAGAACACGTACTCAGCTAGAGGCAGCCGAGAAGTTTAAAGATGATGTCTTTTATCTTTGTTGGTCTTACGACTACAGAGGTAGAGCATATCCTATCCCAGCTTTCTTGACACCTCAAGATACAGACTTTGGTAAAGCACTACTAAGATTTGCTGATGAGTCTAGCGTGACAGATGAAGCAGAGCTATGGCTGTCATTCCAGGTGGCCACTACGTTTGGGCTTGATAAGAGTACGCTAGAGGACAGACATCAATGGGTGTCTGATAACACAGAACTCATTACCAAAGTAGCTACTGACCCTATCAGATACTTGTCTGAGTGGGAAGCAGTTGATGAGCCTTGGCAGTTTATGGCTGCATGTCATGAATACTACCATTGCTGCATCAAGAAAGACAAAACCACTACAGGTCTTATGGTTGCAGTTGATGCAACTTGCTCAGGTCTGCAAATATTAGCAGGACTAGCTAGAGACCGTAGCACTGCAGAACTTGTAAATGTTGTCCCTAATTCTAAACCTAGTGACGCATACAAGGCGGTAGCAGATAAGGCAAAAGAGTTTCTCCCAAGCTACATGCACCATTGGATGGACAGGTCTGTGTGCAAACGCACAGTGATGACCATACCATACAATGCTACTAAGGATAGTAGTCGCAAGTACATACGTGAAGCGTTGCTTGAGAAAAAGATTGACCCTACCAAAGACGAGCTAACACAGATTGTCAATGCTGTATATCAAAGTATGGACAGCATAGTGCCAGGGCCAATGCAAGTAATGCGATGGATAAAGAAGCATGTCGGACTTTACATCAGAAATGGTGCTAAAGAAGTTCAGTGGGTCACACCGTCTGGATTCATAGTCAACCAACGTAGGGATGATATTGAAACCATGAGGATGGAGCTGCAGCTGTTAGGACGTACACAGATTAGACTACCTACAGGTAAGTTTACTCCTAGTCCTACAAAGCATAAGTCTAGCACTGCCCCAAACTACATTCATTCATTCGATGCTTCGATCCTTCACAGATCATTTACACAGTTTGATGAACCATTCACAGTTATCCACGATTCTGTTCTTTGCAGAGCAGGAGACATGGGAACACTCAATCGCCTTGTGCGAGAAACCTACACCAATATCTTTTCCGAGAAGTGTTGGCTCTCAGAATTTGCAGAGACTATCAACGCCTCAGAACCGCCACCAATCGTTGGGACACTAGACCCAAAGGTTGTATCCAATTCCACCTATTTCTTTTGTTAACATGCACACACACGTTACACCAGACCCAGTAACACTCGAAGGGTATCAAGCAATACTAAAACCTGGCGAGTGGGGCTACAAGCTCGCAGCTCTTGTTGATGAGAAACTTATCAAGGATCTCGAAGAGGAGCGTGAGTCAGCTCTAGAATGGGCTAGAAGCAAGGCTAAAAACCCTAGAAGGGTAACAGTCAAGCCTGAGCCTTGGGAGGAGCTACAGACCCAAAAGGGTACATATCAGCTCAGATTCACATGGAAGGACGGTGATAAGTTCTTTCCTGTTGTAGTTGATACAGAGGGTACAAAGATAGAAGATATTGAAACCCCTGTGTACAGCGGTAGTAAAGTTAAGTTAGCTTTCTTTCAAAAGCCTTACATACTTCCAGCTGGAGACATAGGCACATCACTGAAACTAAAAGCTGTACAAGTTGTTAGTCTCAACAGTGGAGCTGGTGTCGTAGATACTGGCGACCTTACACCAGAGGCAGCAGCGGAGCTGTTCGGTGAAACAAAAGGATTCAAGGTCGAAGATCCTAACGTAGATGCAAGTCCTTGCTCTGTAGAACCTGACGATGACTTCTAATGAGAAGCAAGTTAGAAGAAAACATAGCAGACTTGTTGGACGAGCTGGACGTTGACTATGAGTATGAATCTGAAAAGTTATCATACGTCATAGAGGCTAAGTACATCCCTGATTTCAAAGTTGGGGATGTCTACCTTGAAGCCAAAGGCTACTTTCCATCCGACCAAAGACGAAAGATGAAAGCTGTAAAGAAAGCCAACCCTGAGTTGGACATCCGTATCATCTTTCAAAACCCATTAACTAAAATATCCAAACACTCCAAAACATCCTATGCGATGTGGGCTGAGAAAAATGGATTTCCTTGGTGCGTATACTATGCAATCCCAGTTGACTGGCTCAGATGAATCAACCTTCCTATATCACACCAGCTGTCCTAGCTGTGGTTCGTCAGACGGTAATTCCGTATATTCTGATGGACATACTTATTGTTTTGTATGTAACCACTTTGATAGTGGGCAGCCAAGTGATGAT